GCTTACTCAAGGCCCAGAAATCGCGGAACGCGGACCAGTGGGAGGTGATCGAGTTCCCGGCCATCTTGCCAAGCGGCCGCCCCCTGTGGCCGGGGTTCTGGAAGCTGGAGGAGCTTGAAAGTGTCAAGGCTTCCTTGTCAGTCCAGAAGTGGAACGCGATGTATCAGCAGCAGCCCACGAACGACGAGGGTGCGATCTTGAAGCGGGAGTGGTGGAAAGTTTGGCCAAAGGACGAGCCGCCCATTGTCAACTATATTATTCAATCTATGGACACGGCGTACTCCAAGAAGGAGACGGCGGACTTTTCTGTCATCACAACTTGGGGCGTGTTCTACCTGAACGAGGATTCGGGGGCGTCGATCATCTTGCTTGACGTCAAGCGCGGGAGGTGGGACTTCCCAGAGCTCAAGCGTATTGCGAAGGAGCAGTACGACCATTGGCAGCCGGACAACGTGCTCATTGAGGCGAAAGCCACGGGCACGACCTTGCAGCAGGAACTGCGGAAGATGAGCATCCCAGTGACGATGTATTCGCCGGGCGGGCGGCGCGCGGGCCAGGACAAGGTGTCCAGGGCAAACGCCATCGCACCGGTGTTCGAGGCCGGGATGGTCTGGGCCCCGGACACGGAGTGGGCGGAGCTGTTGGTAGAAGAGTGCGCGGCGTTCCCGAACGGGGACAACGACGACATGGTGGACAGCACCGTCATGGCCATGGACAGGTTCCGGCGCGGCAACTTCATCAGCTTGAATACCGATGACCAGGATGAGGGCAACAGCTCGGAAGGGGCGCTTGTGCCGGAGTACTATTGAGCCTTAAAATGTCATCAACGTAAGATGACGAGGAGTCAGTATGGCGAGCTTATATGGACGATCGGCTTATCTGCCTGGGCAGGTTAATTACGGCATGCGGCAGCCCCCAGCATCCTCGTCTGGACGCTCCACGTACACGCCATCAGGGCTCGCTAGAAACTCCACCCCTGCGGGACAGGCAGCCATTGTCAACCGCCTGAACGCCCAGAACGATGCACAACGGGCCGAGCAGCAGCGAAGAAACGACATGGTCTCTGCCGAGAACGCTCGAAGAAAAGCCATGGTCGACGCTGAGAATGCACGAAGAAAAGCCATGGCCGACGCAGAAACTGCGCGAAGAAGGGCAATGGCTTCAGCAGATGCGGACAGAAGAAGAGCGCTTAACCAGCCACGTGTTCAAGCGGCTTCGACCAAGGCCCCTACTTCTACCCCCGTAATGAGGGGAAACACGCCTACCTCTTCGGCATCCAGTAGCTCAAGGTCAACTTCCGCTCCAGCGATGCGCGGGACAACGTCTGCGGCTTCGCCTTTTAGTGCCCCAAGGGCTGCCGCTCCTGTGATGCGTGGGAATACGTCCGCGCCTTCGGTCTTCAGTTCCTCAAGAACAACATCCGCTCCAGCGATGCGCGGGAACACGTCTGCGGCTTCACCTTTCAGTGCTCCAAAGGCTGCCGCTCCTGTGATGCGTGGGACAACGTCTGCGGCTTCACCTTTCAGTGCTCCAAAGGCTGCCGCTCCTGTGATGCGTGGGACAACGTCTAGGGCTTCGCCTTTCAGTGCTCCAAAGGCTGCCGCTCCTGTGATGCGTGGGAATGCGCCAAAGGCTTCGCCTTTCAGTGCCCCAAGGGCAGCGCCCACCCCCTCATATCAGCCTCCATCAAGGCAGCCGGCCCCAGTGTCCATGTATGACCGGATGATGGCAAATCTGCCAACACCGGCCCGGCCCACCTTTGACGGGGCCGCATTCGGCAACGACCTGAACAACTACATCCAAGACACTCTTGCCAACGCAGGTGTTGCTGCTCCCGGGCCCGCTGCTACCGGACCAATCATTGGCATTGGAATGGACGGCTTCCCCGTCTATGGCGAAGCGGGTGCGGACGGTAGCGTTGGTAGTCCAGGCGGCTTTGGCACGGATAGTAGCGTCGGCGATCCCGGCGGTTTTGGCACAGACGGTAGCGTTGGTAGTCCAGGCGGAGCCGATGGGGGTCTCGGCGGTGGAGGTCTTGGCGGTGGAGATGGAAGTCTCGGCGGAGCCGGTGGTAGCGATGGTGGCCTGAGAGGTGCAGGTGGCGGAGATGGAAATCTCGGCGGAGCCGGTGGTAGCGATGGTGGCCTGAGAGGTGCAGGTGGCGGAGCCGGCGGCGGGTCCGGTTCCCCTGCTCTTGGCGGTGGAGACGGCTTCCCCGCTATCGGCGACCCTGGCTTTGGTGGCAATCTGGGAGCTCTTGACGACGCCCGAGCAGACGCCGCAGCCGCAGCAGCGGACCGTTTTGCAGATACAGCAGACGCGCGAGCAGACGCCGCAGCCGCAACTGCCGATGCAGCTGCGGTCGGAGCGGACCGTTTTGCAGATACAGCAGACGCGCGAGCAGACGCCCGGATTGATGCAGCGGACCGTTTTGCCGACATCGTCGGGGGTGTTGGGCCGTCGGCCCGCAATGACTTAAAAGCATTGGATGGGGCAGCCGTTCCGGACGCCGCAGTGCGTGCGTATTTGGAAAGCAATCCTGGCAGTACCGACAAACAGATTCGTGAAGCAATGGACACGTTTGGTGTGTCCCCTGCGCAAATAGCGCGCGTCACGGGCCTTCCTCAGGAAGAGGTTCGCAGGCGCTACGATGCGGCAGGCCCCGGCACGGGAACAGGCGTTTCTTTGGCAGACGTTGACCTGCCTGGCACGATCGGGGGCAGAGAAGGCTTCCCCGCTCTTGGCAGTGGCAACGGCTTCCCCGTTCTTGGTAGCAGCCCAGGTTTCCCTGCTCTTGGCAGTGGCGACGGCTTCCCCGCCTTTGGCGACCCAGGCTTCCCTGCCGTAGTTCCCGCAGTCCCAGTAACGCCCGCAGTGCGCCCAGACACTACCACCAACACCAATACCAACGTTGTCACCAACGCGCCCCCTGTTGCGCCCCCTCCCGTCGCACCACCACCTGTTGCACCTCCGGTCGTCGCGCCCCCTGTTGCACCTCCGGTCGTTGCGCCCCCTCCCGTCGCACCACCACCTGTTGCACCACCTCCCGTCGCACCCCCACCACCACCAGTGGTGCCACCACCCATGGTGGCTCCGATTGTCGCGCCGTCCCCAACGCCCTATTCAGGCGACATACCGATAGCGCTTGCCAGAGGCCCGGCCGCGTTTGGGCAAGGCGTTATGCAGCCGAAGCCCGGTATGGGAGGCACGCCCGTGGCTCCCATTACGCCCCCACCTGGGGTTCCTGTTTCCCTGCAATCTGGCATGAACGAGTTTGAGCGAGAAGTCCTCAGGCGCACGCCAGAAGACGCCGTAAGAATACCTACTCCTCCACGCTTTTCTGAGGCTACTTTGCCAAGTACCCCCCGCCGTCCCGGCGGAGGCAACTTGGACCCCCACACATTGGGCAGCTACAAACAGCTGTCAAATAACTTTGGGGCAACAAGGGACCGTGCAGGCAATCTGGTTGCAACGTCTGCAATGCCTTCAGCAGACGCGATCCGGGAAGGCCAGCTGACGGCCCGCATTGCTGGCCAGAATGCACAACTGTCCGATGTCCTGGGCTCCACGGTGGACCGCTTTGGGAATCCGATCGCAGCGCCGCAAATGCCCCGGTTCTTCAGGGAAGGCGGGGAAGCTATAGGCGACAACACATCGCTTGCCGAGTACTTGCAGCAACAGGGCAGGGACAATGTGATCGACACTGATCCCATGGGCACGGCCCAGCAGTACCTGGCCGATGTTACCGAGGTGAACACCATCAAGCCCTTGCCAGCGCCGACTCGCCGTAGCGTGAAGCGCGTTTCGCGGGGCGCGGGCCGTGACGAGTCCGCCTCCAAAGAGATGAACTTGAAGCTGCCTGCGTTGACCTCGTCTAAGCAGATGACCTTGAACACGTCGTCAACTCCGGAGGAGGACCAGAACAAGCCCAAGGGCACAGCGCGTGAGCAGATGGAAGACCTTGTCCGGTCGTATGAGCTGAAGATCAGGGCTGCCAAGAACCGGGCCCGTGGCCTGTCCGCTGACGTGTTTGGCGCGCCTACCTTGGAAGGCCCATCGCTGACCAAGAACACATTGGCCAAGAGACGCTTTGCCAAAGGCGGCATGGTCAATGCGCTCAAAGGGACTAAGGCGGTAGACGAGAAGGGCAAGCCGGTAATGGCCTATCGAGGCGAATATGGCCCTTCGGACAAGCTTTCTACCGAACTTGGCTCTTACAGTTTTGGCACCAAAGACGCGGCTAACTTGTACGCCACTGAGCCCAACAACTTCAGTAATGCCGCAGAGGCCATGAAGGTGTTCCCTGCACAGTTGAGCATTCGCAAGCCCGTGGTCAACGCACCAGGGGACTCATACATTGATTTACCTGTCTTGCGCAAGGCGCTTGGAAAGAAAGAGTTCGACCGTGTTGTCAAAAAAAACATGGACCGCATTGAAGACACAAACGCCTTTGAAGAACTGGCAGACGCCAAGGGCTACACGTCAGTGATGGACCTGATGAAGAAAAATCCCAAGGACCTGGACAATCTTGCCACTTTGCTTTACCCGATCCTGGATGATCCTAAGTCGGTTAAGGTCCTGCAGCGTCGAGGTTACGATGGGGCTATTTACGGCGGCTCCGGGGCCACGGGCGGCGAACCTGAGTACCGCGTGTTCGGTGCATCGCAGGCCATCTCTCCGTATGGCAACAAGCCTATGGCCCCACGTAATGCACGCCAGCAGATGGGCGACTTTGTACGGGGGATGGACTTGTCGCCAACGGACGCACTGGAGATTTTTGGACGTTCCGCAGGCGTGGCAGGCGCTGCTTTGACCCCCTCTTCTACGAACCAAGGGGAAGCCGAAGAGCTCGCACGTCGCCGCGCCATGCCCCCTACGGTAGGCCGCGCCAAAGGCAGCCCTGAAAGTGGTGAAGTGGCCAAGAAGCGCTTTGCCAAAGGCGGATTTGTCAGCGTACTGGAAAAGGGCGACATGTCCAGCCCTGCCTACAGGGCGCAGCTTGAACGTGAGCAGGCGCTTGAGGGCTCGTACCCAGAGATGGTTGCTGCGCCTCTGCTTAAAAGTGCGCGCGCGGGGCTTGACCGTCTTTTGGCTGGCCGTGCGCCTGAAAAATTCTCGGACTTGGACAATACCCGTCGGAATGCGGCGTTTAAGACACTGACGGAGAAGGAAAGGGCGAAGTACTTTGGCACTGGCCAGCTGCCCGATAACTTTGCGGAGCGGATGAAAAACGCATCGGCAATTGGTTCGTCTGTGGGCAAGGCCCCTTTCCCTACAACCGTACCAAGCCCCGAGAAAAAACGGGCCAACTTGAAGAGGTATTTGGGCGAGACGGTGCGTGACCCGGCTGCGCGCCGACTGGCGGTGGAGCTGGAAGCCCAAAGCAGGCGGGAAGAAACCCAAAAATAAATCACGTCGACAGTTGATTTGTTGAATAATACACAGCTGCAAGCGTAAGGAACACACATGGCAATCGAAAAAGCACTGAACCGCATGCCGGTACTCGAGGTAGTAATCGGCGGCGGCATCAAAAAGCCCGAGTCGGACATTGAAATCATCATCGAAGAGGACGGCGGTGCCATCGTAGAGATGGGTGAGAAGGACGCCGATGAGGTGGACTTCTACGCCAACCTGGCCGAGGTCATTGATCCGGACGATTTGGCCAAAGTGGGCCTTGAAGTGTCAGCCTTGTTTGAAGCTGACAAGGGCTCGCGCTCCGAGTGGGAGTCTATGTACGCCAAGGGCATGGACCTTTTGGGCCTTCGCATGGACGAGCGCACCAAACCTTTCCGTGGCGCGTCGGGCGCGACCCATCCAATGCTGACCGAGGCCATCATTCAGTTCCAGGCGCAGGCCTTCAAAGAGCTCATGCCCGCTGGCGGGCCAGTGCGCAGCCAGATCATGGGCAAAGAAACGGTCGAAAAGTTCCAGCAAGCCGGTCGCGTGCAGGATTTCATGAACTACCAGCTCACCACGGTGATGGAAGAGTACACGCCGGAGTTCGATCAGCAGCTTTTCTACACTGGCTACGGCGGTTCGACCTTCAAAAAGGTCTACTTCGACTACCAACTGGGCCGCATGGTGTCCAAATTGTGTCTGGCCGACGATGTTTACATCCCGTACAACGGCTCAAGCGTCGTGTCCCAGTGCCCACGGCTCACGCACCGCATCGCGATGGACTCCAACGAGTACAAAAAGCGCGCTGTGGCCGGCGAATACCTGGATGTGGTGGCCGATACGTACGCTACGCCCACCGATCCAAGCCAAATTCAGGGCGCTGTGGACAAAATCACTGGAATCCAGCCTACCACGGACGTGGGCGAGGTGTTTTTGCTTGAGCAAATGGTCGATTTGGACCTTCCAGGCTTTGAAGACAAGGACGAAAAGGGCGAACCAACGGGCATCAAGCTCCCATACGTCGTTACTTTGGTTGAAGACAGCCTAAAAGTCGTTGGAATCCGCAGAAACTGGAAAGAAGACGACGAAAAACGCCTGCGCCGCAACTACTACGTGCACTACGTGCTCGTCGAGGGCCCTGGATCGTACGGCTTGGGCTTTGTGCACCTGATTGGCGGCTTGGCCAAGGGCGCTACAAGCGCTTTGCGTCAGTTGAACGACGCTGGAACGCTGGCCAACCTGCCTGCAGGCTTCAAGGCCAAAGGCGCACGGATCGCGGACGACTCAGACCCCATCCAACCAGGCGAATGGCGCGACATTGACGCTGGTGGCGCGGAACTTTCTGCTTCGCTGATGCCACTGCCGTACAAAGAGCCAAGCCAGGTGCTGTTTGCACTGATGGGCTTCTTGGTCGACTCTGGGAAGCGCCTGTCCAGCACTGCAGACATGCAGGTTGGCGACGGCAACCAGTACGCGCAGGTGGGCACCACCCTTGCACTGCTGGAACGCGGCTCCATGGTCATGTCCAGCATCCACAAGCGCCTGCATTACGCCCAGACGCTGGAGTTCCGCCTGCTCTTCGAGGGCTTTGGCCAGTACATGCCCGACGAGTACCCCTACGAGGTCCCCGGCGCGAGCCGCAGAATCAAGAAGGCGGACTTCGACACCATGGTCAGCGTGCAACCTGTCGCTGACCCCAACATCTTCAGCTCTGCACAGCGCATCCAGATCGCGCAGATGCAATTGCAACTGGCCCAGAGCGCCCCGAACATGCACAACATGTACGAGGCCTACTACCGCATGTATGCGGCGCTTAATATCCGCGACATCGACGGCGTGCTGCTGCCACAGAACACCAACTCGCCTCGCGACCCTGCGTCCGAGAACAGCGACGTGTTGAACGGCATGAAGCTCAAGGCCTTTGCCGGCCAACAGCACGACGCGCACATCGCAACCCACTTGATGATGGGCTTGTCGCCCATCCTGCACGCCAATCCGCTTGCGGCGACCGAGTTGCAAAAGCACATCTTGGATCACGTGCGCCTGAAGGCAGAAGAGGACGTCGAAGTGGAGCTGTTCAAGGCCTATGGCAACGATCCAGATCGCATGGTCTCTGCTATCCAGAAGGAAGGCATGATTGCCGTCAAGATTGCGGTGTCCATGCAAGAAGTTCGCAAGCTGCAAGACGAAATGGCCGGGGGCAACGAGGCCCCCGATCCGTTGGTCAAGCTCAAGGAAGTTGAAATCCAGCAGCGCGCTCAAAACGATCAGGCCAAGATTGGCATTGACCAGCAGCGCCTGGCCTTGGACCAGCAAAAGCAGCAAGAGACCTTGCAGCTCAACCGCCAGAAGCTGCAACTGCAGCAGGCCAAACTCAACCAGCCCGGAGGCCAATATGCCGCTTAAAAAAGGTTCCAGCCAGAAGACGATCAGCGGCAACATTGGCGAGATCGTGCGCGACTACAAGAAAGACGGCGCGATCGGAACCAGCAAACCCAAGAGCAAAGCGGCTGCCGTCAAGCAGGCGGTCGCCATTGCCTACGACAAAGCTGGCAAGGCCAAGAAGATGGCCAAGGGCGGCGATGTCATCAAGTCCCCCAAGGGCGTTCAGGGCCCTGCGATGGTTGTCAAGAAACGTGATGGCAACCGTCCAGTTAAGATATACTGAGATGTCAGTGAAGGCTATCGGGCGGGGCATTAAGCCGCCTGCTTTTCATGGAAATCACCATGCTTGAATTTGCAGAAGCAGTTCTGAAGGAAATCAGGAAGCTTCAAGATCAATCCAAACAGATTGTCTTGAACGGGACCATCACAGACATGGAGCGTTACCGCTTCATGATGGGCCGCCTTGAAGGTTTGAGAATGGTCGAAGACTCCGTGAAAGAGTTACTCAAGAAAGTCACGGACGATGATTTTGACGATTTACCAACCTAAGAGGAGCCTATGGAAACCGTAATCCCTGAAGTAAACATGACCGCCCTAGAGCGCAAGTGGGCCGAGGAGGCAGCCAACAAGCCGCCTGTTCTTGAGGACGCCTACACGGAGCTGGGTTTCGACCCTGAGAAGCTCAGCCAGTCGGTCATCGACACCATCCCAACCCCAACCGGGTGGCGCATTGCCATCCTCCCCTATCGCGGCGCAGAAAAAAGCAAGGGCGGCATCGTCTTGGCTGAGGAAACGCAGCGCAAGACACAGCTTGGCACAGTGTGCGGCTACGTCTTGAAAGTGGGGAACCTTGCCTACGCCGACGGAAGTAAATTTCCCAACGGCCCGTGGTGCAAGGAAGGTGACTGGATCATTTTCGGTCGATATGCGGGTGCCCGCATTCCAATCGACGGCGGAGAAATTCGTCTGTTGAACGACGATGAGGTGTTGGCTAGGGTGAACAGCCCCGAAGATATTCTGCACATGTAAAGGAGCAAAAGCATGAATGACGACTTGCAATTTAAGGTAGGCGAGGACGAGAGTTCAGCCACGGTGGCTATTGACGAGGACGGCGCTGCTGAAGTGCTGGACAAGCCGGAAGCGCCGATCGTAGAGACAACCTCGAACGCCCCTGCCGCCCCTACCGGCGAGCTGGAGCAATACAGCGAGGGCGTCAAAAAGCGCATTGACAAGCTGACCGCGCGCCTGCGCGAGACACAGCGCCGTGAGCAGGCAGCCCTGGAGTACGCTAAGAGCGTACAGGCCCGCGCCACGCAGCTGGAGCAGCAGTACATGTCTGCCGACACCGAGCGTTTGGGCGAGGCCAATGGTCGCATCCAGACCCAGGTCGTCGCACTCAAGCAGATCATTCGCAAGGCCCGCGAAGAGGGCGACATTGATACTGAGACCGAGGCACAGCAGCGCTTGACGACGTTGACCTTGGAGCAAAGCCAGATCACTGCCGCTACGCAGCAGCGAGAGCAGCAGCAGCAAGAGTGGAACTACCAGCAGGAAGTTGCCGCGCAGCAAGCAGCACAACAACCGCAGCCACAGCCTGTCCAGGAAGTCGATCCTCGCGTAGAGGAATGGGCTGAGCGCAACCCTTGGTACGGCCGAGATACTGCCATGACGCATGCTGCGTGGGGCATTCACCGTCAGCTCATTCAAGTCGAGGGATTTGACCCCAACGGAAATGAGTATTATGATGAACTTGACAACCGCCTAAAGCAGGCCTTCCCACAGAAGTTGGGTGGCCAGCCTCAAGCGCAAACTAACAGAGCCACCAGGCCCGTGCAAACGGTGGCACCTGCATCCCGATCCTCGGGTATCAACAACGCACGCCGCACTGTCAAATTGACACCAAGTCAAGTTGCAA